GGGTGGTGTAGTGTTGTGTACCATCTCGAAAATTCTGAATTTGGGTAATCACGCGCAGCCGCAAACGCCAACCCATCTACCACATTCATAATGCTTTTCGATGGCAATAAAAGCAATGAACCCCTACCGTCCGCATAGATGCTTGGTCTAAAACCGTCTGCGATGTCAGACGATATGCTGATATTTATTTCAGAATCGTAAAGGCGCTGTAAAACTTCGCCGACTTGTGAAGATGTGAAAAGTATCATGATTGATTTGGTTTTTAAAGAATTAAATCAGTCCGTTAGTAATCTCTCCTGGTGAAATTCAAGAACCTTTCCGCCACAAAACTTACCTCCAAACACCATCGAAGGAACATCTTTTTGAATCACCTCCCAGTTAGTTTTATGTATAACCGAAATATACCACGCTGTGAATGATTCGCTAAACCGTTCGTCTGCAATCCTGTACGCAAGTGAATTTACCATGTCGTTAAAGTCGGCTACAATTTCATTTTGAATTAACGACTTTTCTCCACAACTAACCCGCGCTGACAAACCATTTGGCGTGTTCAGTATTTCGATAGCCATGCCTTCATTTAAGAGGCGTTGTAGTACATCGAAAGCGCCGTCTTTGGTAAAAAGTGCGGGGCTGCCTGAATATGTTGATTTTAGCATGTTGCGTTATTTTTTTAGTTCAGGTCTTAAATGAAATGCTACCCCGTCGCTGATCCAAGAGAAATGGTGCCTGCAATTAAATCCATTTGCATCTACAAAAGGGTCATAACCAATTTTTGGCTTACCCGCGAATGAAAGGTTTTTCCATGCCTCTATTTCTTTGCGGCTAAAAACCTTATTCACATCATGGATACATTTTGGGCGTGAATCTTCTTCTAATGTGCCAGAAAATATCGCGTAGTTCAGCCCCAACTTGTCAGCATACACAAGGTTGGCCGTGCGGTCTATTCGCTGGAAAAGGTCAAAGCTATTCGTTGCCCAGTGCCTTTCCAACATGCCCTCGCCTGGCCGACCTACAAAAACCTGCTTAAACATTTTTTGAAAGTCCTTCAGCGGCATTTTCTGAATTATCGCCTGATTCACCAATTGCGCTATTTTTTGCGCTGCTTGCTGATTAGAAAACATGCTTTCAAAATACCCACCCGGAATGATGCTATTTGCCCCGGTATTGTACCCCCATCTTTGAAGCGTCAAACGCCGTGCCGTTTCGGCTACCGTTTCGGCGGGCGCTGCAAAGCTCTCAAAGTAATCGTTATTAAGCCCGATAATTTCGCCAGTCCAATCAAGAACACTGCCTAACATCGTGCCTTTAAACTTTGCCTGAAACGCTGCAAACACCCGGTACAACCCCTGCACTTTTGAAAGATTTGAAGCCGTGTACTTTATCTTGCCGCCGTCCGTGTCAATCGCCCCAATAGTCCAATCAATAACCGCCGAATAGCCTGCGTTTTGAAGATCACGAACAAGCGTCGCCGTAGCCTTTCGGGCCTTTTCAGCGGCGTTGATCCGTGCGTTTGTCAGGCTTTCAAGCGTCGGCATTTACGTCTTCTTTTGCGGGTGTTTCCTCCACCAGGTCTATTTGGCTGTTGAAGTTTGGAACGCTGTCTACCTCTGGCTGCTGAATGAGCGCCGTTATTTCTGCCACTTGTTCGCTCACGATCTGTTTTTGCTTTTCGTAGGTCATTTCGTAGAACATAGGATTCTTTGCCTCAATTTCTTGAAACACCTTCAACCAGTTTTCCCAAAGTACCCGTTCGGGGTCGGTTGCCGATCTACTTGCCACGATCATGCTTACCTGCTCATCATTTTTATCGTCCCACGGCTTGAACTTGTACCGCGCGGCGATTGCTTTTTGAATAGCCGGGTTTCCTTCAAAAGTTTTCTGAAATATCCGGTTGCGTTGAGCTACAATCGCCTCGTAACCAACTCCAGATTTTTTGATGTTGTCAAAAGTCGTCACCATATCGGTCAATTGGTCAATTTTAAGGTCATCGGGGTAGGACTTATCGACCTCCAACTCAAAGCCCTGGTACTGTGCGCCTACTCGAAAGAATAACTCAAAGAATCGACATTCAAGCGCTCCAAAAGGGGCAAGTACGTCGGATATACCCGCCGTCAACTCGTTTATTTCGGTAGCCGTTTTGGTGGTGCTGTTTGTCGGCTTTTGGAATAGCCCCGCCCCAAAAAGCGTGTTCATTATTTTGGCCGTCGTGGCTTCGATTTTCCCGTCAAGCCATTCTAGCAGGTCAATCTTTATTTCCTGTGTGTGCGAAAGTTTTGCCAACTCTATCATTTCCTTTTGGCCGTCCTCTGGCAGGATAAGCAACACCTTCGCCTGTTCTGTTGAGAAATTGGCAGGGATACCCGTTCCGTTGCATTTGTGGCACCTGTGGTCAGCGTCATGTATGCCACCGTAGTACCCGTAGTCACACTCTCCAAATTCTACGTGCGTATCGTGGCAAGCGCTTGTAAACTCCCACGTTTGAGGGTAGGCGTGTGTTGTTAATAGGACATCTGCAATTGACTTGTACCGCATCAAATCCCGGAAATCATCCATTGCAGGATCGAACCACGGAACTTTGCAGCCCATGCCGCCCGTACTTTCATCATCGTAAACACCAACACATTCGGCTGGAACTTCTTTCGTGCCGTTAGTCTTAACACGGACGTAAAACAGCTTTCCCTTTGGCTGTCCTATGTACTCTATTTGAGCAAATGGAGAATTTGATTTTTGCGCTTTTGGCTTCGCGTCCGACGGGTAAATCTCAATCATCATTTCAACGTCACCCGCTTCCTTGATCGTCTTTTCTCCAACCTCACGCGCCTGTACTATGTACCCCGGCGCATACAGGTAGAAGTTTTCGATGATCTGGTCAATGCGGCTTTTTGGCGTTGCGATGCGCTGCATTTCAGACGTCCGTACCAATACCCAATTAAGTTCGCCGAATGTCCGGCTAAAATTAAGGACATCCTCGCACCCGACAATGAATGGGTAAACGATTGTCTGAATGATTGTTCCTTCCTGGTTGCGCTTATCCCGACGCTCTGCGATAATCCAAGCGTTCGGGTCGTTCACGCCGTAAAACTCCAATATCCTGTTTTGCCACTGGTCTAAAGATTCACCCGGCATGAAATTGTAAAATTGATCCTGCAATTTCACCAGCGCCTCATCATTGGAAGCCTTGAAAGTCTTTCGGATGCCCTCAACACGTGGCATGCGCTTAAAATATCGGCGGGGTGCTGCTAACGCTGACTTGGTTGGCGGGTTGTGTAGGCGTATCCGTTGCGCCTTTAGTGTATCTTCTTCAAATCGGCGATACCGCGTTATCTCATCCTCCCAACCGATTGAGGCCGAAATCATTTTCGCGTTTTTCTTGACTTCGATTGCCCTGTCATAGTTGGCGTGTCGAAGTTGGAATGAAATATTATCAATCAGTATGGCGAGTAATTCGTCTGGTGTCATGGTTTTAGCCTTAAACAGAATTTTATTTTTCAAAGTCTGGTGTAACCCTCGGCAAATCTCGCACCAACAAATTATTTTTAGGCTTTTTGCAAACTTTTATTTTGCTAAACCTACTTTGTAACGCAAAGTTACAACAAAAAACTACCCATTTGCAAAGCGAGCGCCACGTTTTACGTGCGCTTGACTTTGTAGCCAATATCGGGCCGAATCAATCGCGTGATTGTAGGTATCAATTGGCGTGCCTGTTGGAAGCTCGCTGTGCCGATCTGTCGCCCATTCGTAATTGTCAAGCTCTGTTTTTATATTCTTGCTTCGGTCTGTTATGGCTAATTTATAGCCTTTCATCATGTCAATTCCGGCTTTTATACTGCCTGGCCCCTTATCGGCTGCCTCAATGCTCCAAAACCCTAATTTCTTCAACTCTGCGATAGCTTCCGGGTTTCGATCTGCTATTATCTTGTCTGTTGACAATACACCCCTGTCTTTCATCATTGCCGCCCTGGTGCCGCTTGTCAGGTAGTAATCGTATATCAGTTCGTCAAGGTACAACACGCCTTCCTTTATCCCGCAACGGATTACCGCCGTAGGGTCTGGAAAGAACCCCCAATCAAGCCCTATGCCTGACTTTTTGCAATCGGTAGGGAATGTAGTTACTATCGAATATTCAGGGAAAACAAGCCCCTGTTTCAGGCTGCCCCAGTTACCAAGCGCGTAGACCTCGTACTCGTCCGGCTTCTTATCCTTTAGTATCTCAAACTGCCTGTGTTCGCTTTCAGGGGAGAAGTGATTGTCTTTGTACGTGGTCTTTAACGTAAACGCCCCGTAAGCGTTAGACTTGAAAAAGTATTCGTGAATCCATGATTGTATCGAAATGGGGTTAAACGTCATGTGCAGGTGATTTGATGCTTTATTGCACCTAAGACGGCGGTTTAGCTCCGTGAAATCGGCACTTGATACACTCCCTCGTTTATCCATAGGCTCCTCAATCCAAATGTCTGTAATATCGGAAACTGATTTTAGTTTGTCCACGTCGTCAAGTCCTGCCGATAGCATCATATTGCCGTTTATCTTGCAAATTACGTCCATTTCAGTTTCCTTCACATGGAAATACTCACCAAGCGCGTACCGCTTAATGAGGTCTTTAAATAGCAAAAATTGGGAATCCCTGATTTGGGTGCTGTGCTTCCTGGTAAATAGAACCCGGCAATACTCATTTTTCAGGCACTTTAAAAGCAGTTCGGTTGCTTTCCAGTCGCTTTTTCCGCTACCACTACCACCGTACTCTATTTGTATCCTTTCGGGCCTGAAACGGTTTTTAAGGTAGATGTCGTTGGCTACAATGGGTATAGTGCCTGACTGCCTAATTTTATTTAGCGCTGATTCTGAAAAAAATCGGCCTTCGCTGGCAGGTATGTAGGTAATATTCATTCGCCTTGTAACAGCTTGCGAAGTTTGGCCGCGTTTTCGGGTGTTAGCTCGCTTTCACCTTCAATGCTTAGGTTAGTGTCCATCTTGACCTCTTTAACAATCGCGTCCGTATGCTCAAATACCTGCTTTGCTGCTTTGAGCATAATATTAGGGTCTTGATCTGTTGCGGCTAAAGCGATCATATTTAGGGCAATTGCCTCTTTAGCTGTGACTTTTATGGTCAACCCTTCCAAGTCCTCGACCGCAATCTTTTTTTCAAGTAGGCGGTCTAAAATGGATTTAAGCGACTGGCTGCCACCATTCCCATGCTTATTCCTTCGTTCGTCTTCGCCCTTTTTGAAATGCACTAATTTTTCAGGGTTTCCGCGCGGTTTTGCCATATTTTACACAGTGTTTACACAGCAACACTAAAGCGGCACATCTCCAGCGTTTTGAGAGCCGATTGATACTAAGTTACGCATAATGCCCCGGCGACGCGCTGCTGCCGTTTCTGCGTTTGTTCCTGATTGCGTCTTTACTTTTGAACCGCTTGCCATAATTCTTTGCGCCTTACGGACTTGTTTATTGTTTTGTACTTATCAATTATTGAGGTAAATATCTCCTGATTGAAAGCGTAAAGCTCTGAATTTTCTTCTACCTGAAATTGCTCAGTATTTCCGCTGCTTCTAAGGTTTGCACTGCCGTGTATCGTAATCTTAAACCCGCAATACGTTTCAATCGTGGCGATTTTACAATGGCTCCTGGCGGCGGCTAATTGAAAGGTATCGTTTTTGTCTAGGTGTTCGTAGGCGTATTTTACCAATCCATTCCTTTCGTGTGCAAAAAAGTAGTCTGAAACGATTAGGTTTATTTGGTCTGTAAAGTTGCCATTTGCGAGATTAACCAAGCTGTCAATATTTCCCTGACTTAGCGACAACGTTGATATGGTCAGATTCTTTACGTGCCAGTTGTTTTTTACGATGAGCGCTTCAATGAAATCTCCAGCGATAAAATTTCCTGAAATAATCACAAAGTGCCTGCTTCCTTTCTGAATCTCGATGTCGTTTGCCAGGTCTTGCGCATATTCATATTTCAGCATACGCCCTGGAATTTCTAAGCACTTCGGCGGTTTCATGTACCTGGTATCTATGCCCATCCCGTTGCCCCTTGCCTTTCGGCGAAAAACGCGCGGCTCTGCTTTGAATTGCGCTAACTCATCCATTCACATTCTTTCTAAGTACAATACAAAAACCGATCCAGTCTTTGCTGAAAATTTGTTTTCCGTTTCAAACGTAACCGCCCATTTTTCGTCAACACCGTTCACGATATTGATGAGTGTCACGGTATCGCCTTCGCAAAGATAGGCGTATTCGGCCCGCCAAACCTCAACGCCTGCTGATATTACACGGCGCGTACAAATGCCGTCACTGAACGAGTAGACAGCGTGTGGGCTGGTTGACTGCTTCCAAACGCCTTGTATTAATTCGGCGGTGGATGGTTGTGCTTCTTTCTGGCAGGAAGCAAATGCGAGTACAATTAAAAACAGGATTGCGTATTTCATCCTTGCAAATTTACGCTTTAATCATAAAAACCCCGCCGAAATTATCAGCGGGGTAATCATAGTGAATGTTGAACCCGCCTTTCCGAGATGGGCCATGTTATTTGATGCAATGACTGTGCCGTGTTTTAGCATAGCCAATTTTGGTGTTTCGATACATCAAAAAGCCTTTCGTCTTTCACAGGTTTTTCTTTCTTCACCTTTTCAGGTTTTGGAGCGTCCGGGTCGGCTTTCTTGTGAAATGGAGACTTTGGTCGGTTGTTGGGTGTAGGTACTATTTTCATGTTGTGAATTTGTTGAACGCCGATAAATGTATTTGCACCGCCCGAATTTCAGCGCCGCAAGATGGGCAATAATTTACCCGGTAGTTCGCGCCACTATGCTCCAAGCATGGCATTAGCAAGTATCTACCCCCAAGGTTGAACCACTTGAAAGCACGTGCGAACTTTGGGAAAGCATCGCAGCATGGAACGTATTTTTCTTTTTTATCGCTCATGTTTGATTTAAATACAGCCGCCGCGCCTCACGCTTGACGGCTGGCAGCTTCGACCATGAAGCTATATTTTTACAAGTGAATTATAATGTACCCGGCTGCCAGCATGAACGCCACAGCCAAAATAGGCTTAACCAACCACCAAATGCAAAGCCACAAAAAACCATCAATCCAAACAACAGGCGACAATGCAAGCGCTCCCCACCCGATCCAAGATAAGCAATTACCCGCTACCATCCAAACCAAAAGGCAGGTAATCGGGTTGAGATTTAAGTACCATTCTGAACGCCCTGATCCTTTGCGAAATGGCGCATTGAACAGGGAATAAAGGCCGTGTACAAACTGTTCGCACCAATACCCATAAGCCAAATTAAACGGCGGGATAATGTGGTAGGCAGTTCCGAATGTCGTTTCTGATACGTTTTGAACCCGGCGCTTTGTGTGGTCGGTTATCCCGAACTTTGAAACCCACACTTTAGGCCAGTTCGACATACAGTAAACGTAGGTCGTGCCGAGTAGGCGGTCTTTGCTTTTGTGGTGAGGGCTTCGCTTGCTCATTGTCCGTTTTTTTGCTGGCAATTCGGCCCTTGTTGGTTATACTGGTAATAATGGTTGTGCGTATCTCCACCGCTCCGACGGTTTGAGTATGTCGGATTTTCCGACGAACTGCCGCCGCTTGATCTTGCCGCAGACAAACCAAACAATGCAACACCTCCTACCACTACCGCAACTGCGTACATCGCATTGGCTTCGATTATGAGGAATACCGTGGTAACGCCAACAATGAACACCTTTCCCATTATTGCTACCGCCGCCACCGCTCCCACTACTTTTGCCGCGCCCACTGCAATCGGCTTTAAATCCTTTGGCTGCTCAGGCTGTGAAACATACGGTGCAACATCTCCTTTCCGATCCCGCCCTTCAAAGTATGCGGGTAGGTCAACGTGCGGAGCGTAGCGCTGTGCTGCTTCTGCAATCCCGTCTGAGGTGTAGTCGTGGTCTGTCATAATCGAATGTTTATTTTCTAACTGTCTCCTTTCGCGCATGCGCCCTAAACGGGCGACACGTCGTAAGGCTTTGAGTTCTAAGAAATGTGAATCTGAATCGCCATGTCTGCTTGTGACCATCGCGCAGAGCATCCCCGAAGAATCTGTCTAATACCTGCACCGGAATAAAAGCATATTCTATTCCCAGATTCGGTGAAAGCGTGGCCGACCACATACCATTCATCTTTCCAAATTCGCATTAATACAGATGACTTTGAAAGCGAATATTCCACGTCTTTCACCGCCTCTCCAATTTCGGCTTTTATCGCCTCAGCAATTATTGATTTTGCTTTTTTCATTTTAAAATTCTTAGAACCCCGCTTTTCCGCCAATATTCCCTAAGCGGTCAAAAGCGGGAAAGCACCAGTTAAACGGGATCGCTCCATGCCCCGGAGCTACCTTTCTGGAAATCAAAACCTACCTTGTATCGGTCGTAAATCCCCTGATTAAATTCAGATATATGAGTTATTAGACAATTACCAAGGGACACACCAAAATGCGCTTTCACTTGGTGTCAACCCTTGTAAAAAGTGTTGACGGTGAGCGGAAAAATGCAATCCACCAAAGTCGATAAAAAATTTTTCATCTCGAAGTTTTCTAAACCACTGCAAATAGTCCTTGTTCATTTTATAAAAATTAGGCTTTGAAACAATCATGCTATTGGGTAATCACGCCCGACAAAGTATCCGGCCAATATTCTATTTTCAAATTCAGACAGCGGGCGAGCCTCTGCCGCCTTCGCCTTACGACCTTGCTTTTTCACGCTATGCGTACTTTCACCCATCAAGGTACTGTGGTCGCGGCGTTGCTTCGGTTTGGTTCGCCCTGCTGTCTGTTTCTTTTTTGTTCGCTTTTTCCTGTTCGCCTCTTTGATACGCTCTGCTTGCAATGTGCTGGCAGCGTTCGCGCCGAAAAGTATCATGCCGAACATGCCGAACATGAGTACCATGCGAAAGACGCTTTCGTGTGCGAATAGGTCAGTCAATGTTTTGTCTGTGTATGCAGACGAGCGCGAACGCTACGCCTATGATGATCCCGCAAACTACTACCAAAAATAGCGTGTTCATTTTGCCGTTACTTTTTTGATGATTGCGTATGCAGAAAGGTACACGATGAATGCGAACAGGGCGAGTATGAAGATTGTATATTTCATTGTTGGCTGGTTTTGATTGCCGCGTTGATAAGGGCGGCTGCGAGTGTGATTGCAAAAGCGGCTTCGATCATGGTTTAATTTTGACTTGCCGTCTGCTGTGAAAACTTAGCGTGTGCCGCCGTCTGACTGAACGCTGTTTTTTGAACCCGGAACGCCTCAATTGCTTGCTCTTTTCGCTTAGTTGCAAGCTCATCCCAAACAGCAAAATCTCCGCTGGTGTTAGCTATGTCAGAGCGGTACACCCAACAAAAAATATCAGTGTCAGGGTTTAGCCACTTGTTGCCGTACTTCAAAAGATTGGCTTTCGCTTCCTCTGCTTGCGCCAAAACACTGTCATCAAACGGCGTCCTTGAAATGTAAAAAAGCGGCTGCGAATAGCTTGCCCAAAACATTGCGTTGGCGTCTGAAATCTCACGCTTTGCGCTCCAAACAAGCCAAGCGATTATGCCAGTGGCCATGATGAGCAATAGGATAAGAATTTGTGTGTAGTCGCTTTTCATTGTACGTTTTTGTTTAAAATTTTGCACTGCGGGGCGACCTTAAACTACTACCAATCACCTGTTTTTAGAAATCTAAAAAGCGAAACAGAAAACACTTTTTAGCTTCATTGCCCTACGCGGAAACCCCTGCGGCCGGATCGTAAACATTTACACCTCTATGTTTCCCGTATGCTGTCGCTCTAATCGGATTTGTCGCAGCCTTTTGGCGTGTCGCCCCTTTCTATGTGCGTTGTGGCGGATACTGGAATTGAACCAGGAACAACGTTCTTTTAGAAATCAATTGGAGGCGATTAAGCCTTAACTCCAAAAGTCTCGCCGTCTGCTTTACCAATTAAGCTAATCCACCTTTTTTATCAATCCCCTATCCCTATCCCCAATCACCATTGACGTGCGGGGACACCTTTTTGATCGGTAGGGGAGGGGCTATTTTTTAACTGTTTGCTTTCTTAATAGCGTTTCAAAGGCGCAGTTAAATATAGCATGAATATCCTTCATCGTGTCAGGGTTAACCCCTGACTTTTCAGCTAACTCGATTCTCGTTATTTGCGGGTAATCTGCAAAAATGGCCTTTGCCTTGGCGTAAAGCGGGTTGTTCGGATCGTACTTTTTCCGGTTCCAACCTCCTGCAATCATTTCCCGCTCCCATGCCGTCAATTCAGCAGGTACGTCTATGTGTTGCATACCCTGTTCCCTAAATTCTACCCGCCCCGATTCGTGATTAATTATTACCCTTTCCTCTACCCTTTCCCGCGCCTTTCGTGGCATCCCGGCCAACTCTCCACACCATCCCGGCGTAGCTTCTCCAAGATACGAAAACCTTTTAGGGTCTGGTGGCGCAAACGCCGCTTTTATGTCGCTCCAGATGCTCATTTTATCCGGCCTTTTAAGTTCTCCACTGGCGCAATCGCCAGCATCGCAATACCTACCGAAAAGAAAAGCGATAATAGTAGCGCCGTAGGCTCATTTGCACTGTTGGTCATCGTAGTGACCATGTGCAAAAACTTGGTAGGGGCAACGTACAAGCTATGCTCTAACCCTGTCAAACCGCCATAAAACCCGGCGCAATTACAGAATATTTCGATTGAAATAATGGCGTAGATCACCAAGTACCAGCCCCTTGAAACTTTAGCCATAATGAGGGCAAAAGGGGCAATGGTAAAGGCCGCTGTGGCCATTACTGCCAGCCAAAAGTTTTCTTTAACGACTGACATAATCCCAAACATATTCGGCACTGATACCGCCATTGAAAGCGCCAAAGTAACCCAAAGGAACGCCGGATGCGCTTGGCTTTCTTGCGGCTCAACCGCCTCTTTTGGCGTTTCAAGGAAGCCCGCCCCCACATTTGGAGACGGGTTCTCTACCTTGTTGTTATCACATGCTTCATTCGCTACGCGTTCGCGTAACGGCCTTACTATGTTGCCACTGTAAAGGGCTTCAACCTGCAACACCTCATCCGGTGTGCATATTTTTCGAGCGTTGAACGCGTAACCGAAATTGCGCTTCCATCTTGATTGAAATGCGCGTTCGTTCGCTCCCATACGCATGCGCAACTGTGCGCCCGTTTCACCGGATGCGTTCGTTTCGCCGTTTGCGTGTTCGCTATGTACGTTCGCGTTAATCATGTTGCAAATGTGCGGCACATTTTTAATACCGCAAAATATTTAGTGAATTTATTTTCACTTTATTTTTTCCGTGTACATTTGTGCATGATAAAAAACAACCTAACACCCGCAGAAGCCTGGAATGATTTTTTTGCGTGGGCTATGTCGCCGGAAATTAAACCTACACTTAGCGCTGAATGTAGACACTACTTCAACAAAACAAACGGTGATGTACGGAATGGAAAGTGCGGTCTACGGCGCATAAAAAACGCCCTTGCACAATATGGGCAAGGGCGCTATGTTTGGAGAGAACGATTTGAGGTGGATGTGTTTAAATAAAAATGCCCTGGTTCCGTCTAGCCAACGGATTACAGGGCAAAGCTGGTTCCGACGTCACCTATCGGATTGCAGCTTACTATTTCTTAGTTACATTCTTCCACGAGTAGCAAAACATTCCAAAGCTCCAATGATAGGAACCAGGGAAACCCTCTTTTGCAAATTCTGCTACATGAACACGGTTGCCAATCTTTATTGCTAATCTGTAAATATTGGCGGGATATGTTTCAGGGTCTGGAAGCAGCGCCTTCGCGTCTTGCACCTCTTTTGATGATGATGATATGATAATTGTATTGTCTGTCATCGTGTAGCTTCGTAGAATCTTAGCAGCCCTACCACCACATCCCGGTAAGCTGATGACTTCGTGAACGACCTTGCGTTTTTGTAATGTAGCATCTCTGCTACTTTCGCATTGTCAAGGTTGTGGACTTTTTTGAACGCCTTCCACTCGGCGTTTGTTTCGTTCCATGTTTTCATACCTCTTTCACCTCCGAAATTCGATCAAAGTCAGAAAGAGGCATGTGCCAAGTTTGTCCGATATATTCAGCACCAAGTTCGCTTGTAGCAGAAACTTCTACCTGAACTTCAAGCGGCAGGTCATCTGGCGTTCCGTGGTGCAATCCAAATAAGTGTCCATTTTTGCAAGGGCCGTCGTATGCAAAGAATAAATTGTGCGGGAATTGCTTGCATGTTAGTATTACGTGCATGACATAAATTTTTACTGGTTAGAAATTGCCCCGAATTTACAGGGCGATAGGGGTTTATAAGAAAACACCACACCAGCGGGCGGCTATTTTTCAAGCCTCCTTCTTATCATGGAACCGCTGGCGGGTGAATTTGCTGTTTATTTGGCAAAAATCCTTAACTCCGAATTAGGGGAAGGTTTAGAAACTTCAATTTCTTGGTATCCAGACGCGGTAAAGTTTTCGACTGTCCTGAAATTGGCGGCAACATACTCACGGGCGATTCTGCGGGCGTTTGCGTCTGTGGTGCGTGTGCTGTTGGTGATTTTTACGTTTTTCATAATTGCAAATTTTTGAAAGTGATAAGAATTGTGTGATCGTCTTATTGACCTTACAAAGATACACTGAAGTAGTATATACTACCTAATAAAACGAGAACTATTTTTTCGGCATTAACAAAACATGCCTTTACGATGGTTCAATGACAATGTGCCGCCCGCCATTTTTCATAAACAGCGCGTACTCCTCCCTACTCATAAACTCACAGTTGAACGGAGCCTCTGAAAACTCGGCTATTATTTGCTCCTCGAACTCGTTGATGAATTCCCTGTCGCTTAATGAGGTGCTGCTATCTGGTACGGTGAAGTTCCCGAACGGCGTTTGCATGATGACCGGGTTGTACTTCATTTTCATTCCGTTGTGGATTTCAGTCGTGTCTCTTACGGGCCTGAATGTATCACCGTCCAGAACCTGAAACCGTTTGCCGCATGTTAAAAGGATCGTGTGAAGGACATGTCCGAAGTAGTATTTGTACCTGGTGCTAGTGTAGCCCCTGCGCACGTCTTCGATTGTTGCCCTGTGCCACCCGTCGGAAAGCGAACGTATAGCCCCTGCGAAGTCTTCACGGGTATCAGGCGTTACCTTGCCTTCAATTGTTTCGAAGTTGATTACAGTGGCCATTTAACTTTTTTTCAGGCTGGCAAGGTAGTGGAGAGGCTTTAGGCGGTGCATGGTGGTTATTTATGGTTTGATAAAACCAAATACAGAAGCCCTAAAATCCCAGAAAGTAAAAGAATTGCTGAAATTGGGATGATGTAATTTTCAAATATACAGTCGCCTTCTTCAGTACTTTCGTTTTCGAAAAAATCTATTGGTTTCATTTTTTTGAATGTTAAAATGGGTCAAACTCATCCGAAGCCACAGGCTCGTAAGTGGCGTTAAAAATGTCTATCTTGCATGGATATATTTCGCCTTTTATGCCGGTAATTAGCATATCGTTCGGAGTGAAATTGTGCATCCCTTCAAGTGTTGGGATTAAATAACACTCGTCGTTTTCATTCGTAATTGGGTGGCCTTTGTAATCAAATGACCACGGCATACCGTTCACAATGTTGGTGGTATTGTTTTTACCATACTCAACCAACTCTTCAAATGTGATCGCCTCAATAACTAAAGGTGTTTTTCTAAAAAATGCCATTTTGTTAAATTTTAGTGTAGTTAATTTAAAAACACAAGCACGGGTGTGCTGCGCTGATCGGCGAATGGAATCAAAATCATTTGCGTAACGCTTAGATTAGCTTTGCGAAGGTTGTAAAGTTGGTTGGCGGTGGCGTAGAATATCATGGTGTGGCTTTTGTTAATCCCATTTGCTTATTTCAACCTCCATTTTTTGCAGCTTCCTGCTTTCCACTTTCACTTGCCTGACCGTCCATTCCTCAATCGTTTTTGGGCTGTCGTCATAAATTATACCCGCCTTTACAATCGCATCCACCAGGTACTTGAAAGAGGCCGACGCGTTATCAAAGTCCATGGCCGTACCGCAATAATATCGGGTGCAAATAATCTTAACCCTTGCCAATCCAAATGTTGCGTACCGCCCGGCCTTTACCAACTGAAGCAATGATGCCTTTACTTTTGTGGCTTTGAAATGGTTTTGCCTGATAAGCCCATCTTTCCCGTTTAGTCCTGGCAAAAGCCTATCAATTGAAATTACAGCTCTCCCGGTGGTTGGCGTTTCCGCTTCCATTCTTTTCAAAACAGCTTGCTTATGCTTCGCCCCTTTTTCGATAGCTGCTTTTAACTGCTTTGAGGTTGGGGCTTTGCCGTACTCTTTTAGAAATTCTGCGCTTGTCATTGTCCAAATATTTGAAACGCTCTCTTTTTGCTACCAAATCCAGCAGCGCAAAATTCATCAAATAGCCGGATTGCGTCTACCCGCTGTGATGGCGGGCTATTTTTGATGCGGTCTACAAGGATACCCCGGTTATCATCGCCACGCCCTTCCTGCTGTGCAATCATGCAGTTAACCAGGATAGCGTCGGCGCAAATTGAAAGACCGGATTGGCGTAGTTCTAAAACTCGCCTATCCCAGAATGGTGTTAGTTCGCTTTTCATTGTTCTGATTGGTTGATGATTTCGGATAGCCTGCTTTTGATTTCAAGAATCCGATTGTTTGTAGCTAATGAGGCGGTGAACTCGAAAAGGTCTGCACTTTCAATATCTTTCAGCAGCGCCAAACTTTCACGCGCCACGCTTATCGCCCGTGCGTCATTTTCTGAAACACTGTGGCGAAGGTTGAACAAAACGCGGTCTATGCCGACAAGATCGGTTTCGATCACATTGAAAGTGCCGTTTGGGCGGGTGGCAAGGTGCCATTTGCGTAGTTCGCTCATGATTAGTAGGATTTTAAGACCAACGCCCGCCTTTACGGTTCGGCTTGATCTGTTTTTTTATAGCTTCTTTTTGCCGTCTGCGTTCTTCAGCGCGGCGCTGCTGGCGGGTTGGGAACTCGTTGCGCAATTCGTGTATGTATTTTGCGTGTTCCTCTACGGTGATGGAAAATTCTTTCGTTTGCATGGGTTTTAAAGTTCAAGTTTAGTTTGCCAAGCATCAATAGTGGCTGGTTTGTTTTTCTTGCCATTGCCGGTGATAAACACGCCAGGCTTTACCCGAATTAACAGGCCGGATTTAACCATTCGTGACAGGCAGTCGCCTACGTGCTTGTCACCGTTGCAATAGTGCGTATTTATCAGTCCCATTGCTTGCGCTTTGGTTATTCCACCATTTTCATGGCAGAATTGAAGGACGGCGGATTGCTTAAGAGTTAGGCTCATAATTCGATTTTTACTTCATTCAAAAGACTACGGCACCATTCAGGCAATAAAATTTCGCCCTCTTTGGACTGGCGTTGCATGCTGTACATTTTGCCGATATAATGCGATCGCATTAATTGCCGCCTGTGGTCATCTTCCTCGCTCAAAAGTAGCGCCATCATTGTGCGCAAAACTTTCCATCCTTCGGGCAATTCCCAAAGGCGATTGTCTCCAAAAGAGTTGTGGCAGTCACGGCACAAAACCGTTATGTTGTTCTTTTCGGCAATGAGCCATACAAACGGAGCGCGTGGGTAATTATGGCTCATATCATTTGCAGCGGATTCGCAACACTCACAAAAAGCGCCGCGCGCTTCAAGTATTTCGGCGTATGCTATTGTCTTTTGTCGCTCAATAGCAGCGCGTTTGGTTGACATTGGTTTCATCCTGTTTTGGTTTAAAAGCCGGGCGACAACGCGCCGCCCGGCGAACGGGAAAATTTGCGAAAAACCCGTTACTTTCTTCTTGCTTTGCCGTGAAAAAATTCCTGTTCGGGAAGTTGCCAACCTTTTGCCGCGCAAGCCGCCCGGTTGAATTGCTCCCTAACTGATTCGTTTTTGAACTTGAAATGTGCGCTGCCTTTTTGGTAGCACTTGAATGTGAAAAACTCGCTTTCTTCCGGCTGTAACTTGTCGGAGCACCAATTTCTTATTGCCGTGGTTGTTCGCGTTTTTTCAATGTCTTCAAAGTTTTTGCCGGAAATCATGCAAAGCGCCCGGTCAATGTCGTTCAAAATATCCTCTCCATAACGCCCGTGGTTAAGGCGACGATGGCCATAGCTTGTGTCAACAATGTGTGGTAGGATGAATTTTTCAGCAACCATATAGGCGCTATTTGTCTTCCACTTTTCAGAAAATACAGTCCGATTTTTCTCCGAATACTGCGTTATGTTGTCAAAAGCCTCAACGACGCATTCGTTCGAAATAACCGCCCTCTGCTGGATAAGAGCGTCAAAAAACATGGATATGTTTTCACGGTTCAAATCAGCGCCGCCCTGATCTTCGCGCCACTTATTGAACTTGTCCCGGACTTTTGTCGTCATCATTCCAGACGCGCGGGTTTTTGAAAAAATAGTATCCCATGCGCCTCGCTGCAAGGCCATCACAAACTCATTGTGTGCATGACTATACCCGTGGCGCTGTGATGAATCAAAGAATGTGGCGCAATGCTTTGCAGCCGTTGTTTCCGTGATGAATACAGACGTGTACAATTGAAATTCTTTCATTGCCCGGTATAGCGATTCTGTGACGGATACCGCCGCGCTGTATGACCGGATAAGAGCGTCTACATAGTCCGCGCGTTCAACGCTTCCACTTTCGGATGAAAGGTCAATGTCTTGCGCGGCCTCCGTGGCCTTCATGTTGAATGTTGCTGTGGATTGATCCGACTTCTTTTCAAGACGAACAAGCGCAACGCCTACGTTTGTCTTCCGGTCAGCGGATTGGAACGCTTCTCCGATAAACTCGGCCGTACCGTTCTTGGCTATAATTTCAGCAAGTTCCTGCCGGGCGCTCGTATATGGGTTTTTGATTGTTTCCTCATTTAACAGGCAGCAAATATGCCCGCTGCGCATGATCTTGAAAGCATGAAGCAGGTGCTCACAACCACGGTCAAACGGCGGGTTCATTAAAATCAGATCGAAATTCATTGCCCCGGAGTACTCAAGAAAGTCTGACTGCAATACTTTATAACCCTTTCCTTTTAGGGTTGCTTGCATGTTTTCGTCAATTTCGCAGCAAAAAATTCTGCTTTCAGAAAAACGTGAACGGTATTTTACAGCATCGCATATTGCGCCCATGCCAGCGGACGGCTCAAGTATCGCCGCTGTTTTTATTAGGTCGCTGTACGGTTCAATCATTTGATTGATTATCGCGGCTGGTGTAGGAAAGTAATTCTTGTTGTACATCGCATTTTTTTACCAAAAAAGAATGCCCTGATCGGTCTGGCAGCAGTGGTTTAGTCTGCGGGGCGCGAAGTGAACGCCTACCAGCCCGATCAGGGCATCTATGATTTCTTACTTCTTTTTAAGATCAGGGAACCACCCACTGAAATAATTATAGGTCAAAGATATGTAGGATTTTTGATTGTGCAATGGGTTGGTGAAATTAATTTCTACCTGTGGCAAAATGCGCCGCAACTTTTCGATGGCTTGACCTTTTGATACATTCTTTCCACTTCTTCGCGCCCCCAAAGTTGTAGTTCACGCTCGCATTCAGCAGCCATGTCCTCAAATGATCTTTGTGTCATTGAAATGGTAAAGAACTTTTTTCGCTGGTCTTGTACTGATTTCTCAAGCGCCATATTTTCATCAAATTCCTTTCGATTGAAATAGTACAAGGCCTTAAATTCGGCAACGCTTTTAAAAATACAACCCTGACACCCGCCTCTTTGCATGTACGGTGGAAGATTAGGGTGCATGTCGTAAAGTCTTAAAATATCCTCGCACATTTCCCTGCTGTAATCAGCATCGCGCAAAGGGTAGGAGTATTTGACGTTTTTCAATTTCTCAAGATTCCCGGCGCGGCCTTCTTCGTCTGCGTTAAATCCGATCATCAATTCACATTCGCCAACGCCTTTCAGATACTTTTCGATTGGCTGAATTTTGAACCGATCTGTGCAGTACCTCGCCATCTTTGTCGGCATATATTTCCGTAATGAAATATATGCCGACAAAGATGATACCTTTTCGCCGTATGCCGTAACGGATGGGACTATCCTGATTAGCTCAAAATCACCGCCGTGGATCTCTTTTAGCCTCGCCTCGCAATGATCTACACGCTTGTACATTTCTTCATGCTCCCACCCGGTATCACACCAAATAGCCTTTGCTCCTTTGCCGTACAAAATACACATGGTTGTGCTTTCAACGCCGCCTGAAAAAGATATATATTTGTCCATCGTTCACTAAAATTAGCTGGTATGAAACCGAAAAAGCCTAAACGGCCTAAGAAGTGATTTTTCGCCTCGTTAATTCGGGGCGTTTTCATTTTAGAACGGGATATCTTCCGTTGTTGATGGCCGTGCGCTGATTGGCACGGTAAAATCTGTGGGCGGTGATGTTGGCTTAGATTCAAAACTTCCAGCCTTGTTTTTAAAGCCACGGATGGGGTTAAAATCACACAAAACCGTTTCAATAGGCCCGTTTCGCTGCTTTGCAACTATCCATTCCGCAACGCCGATAAGGCTATTACCTTGCTCATCTTCTAACACGCTGTAATATTCCGGCCTGTGTAGAAATATTACCCCCGCCGCGTCTTGCTCTAAGCTGCCAGAGTCGCGCAAATCGCTCAACTGTGGCCTTTTCGATCCTCCGCGCTTCTCTACATCCCTTGAAAGCTGTGATAATGCAATGACGGGTATTTTTAGGCGGTTTGCCAATCTTACAAGTGCGCCCGAAATCGATCCTACACTATCGTTTTTCGTGTTATGGTTTCCGGTTGCTACCATCAATTGAAGGTAGTCAATGATAAGAAACTGCAAATTGCCTTGGTGGTGCGCCGATATTGCCGCCGCTTCAATCTCTGAAACGGTGTATAGCCCGTTCACTATCTTGATCCTTTCTTCGATTGAGGCCGTTTCTGAAATTGCGTTTCCGACAATTTTAGGATCAAGCGTTGACCAATCGCCACGCGCATTGATTCCGTGCCGGATACCAAGCAGCCTTTTCAAAAGCGAGGCCCCGGACATTTCAAGCGATACGAACAACCCTTTCGCGCCAATGTCGTAGAAATGAGAAAGCAAGTTTAGGGCGGCTTGGCTTTTCCCCATCGAAGGGCGAGCGGCCAATAACCAAAGGTCGCCCGGCACAAAGTCGTGAATCACGCTTTGCAATTCAATCAGGTGCGGCGTTGTGATGTGCCGCTTTTCGTTGCCGTCTAACTTGTCGCTACCCCATGTCATAAACTCATCAGCGGGGGAGGTCGTTGACACGGCCCCGTTAAGCCCTAGCTTATCCCTGGTCGCCTCAACTTCGCCGCGCATGGCTATTGCACCGCCTGACATTGCGCCCTCGTTTACGCCCTGCATTAGCGCCGTTGCTTCGCCCCAAATTTGGTATTGATCCCACCATTCAGAAATTGCCCATGCCAAATCTATGTCCGTGTCATTTGCAGCGTAAAACGAAACATCTACCCCACACTTTTGCTGTATTGTCAGCGGGCTATACCGTCCAAATTGTGCAAACTGTGCAAGTATTTCGGCGAAGGCTGGCGCAAGTTTGCCGGAAAATGAAAGCGGAACGGCGCGAAGCTCTCCAATGCGCTGCGATACGTTGAATGGCTCCCTAAGCAGCGCACCCATTAATATTTCCTCGCACCTGGTGAGGCGGTCGCGGGGTATTGATGAAAAAAATGGCTGTTGCATTTGGTTTACTTTGTCGCAATTACAAAAGACTGATTCATTATTTCTCGCAGGGGTTCGTCACGTCCTACGTTTAACTTTTCACGCATTGATTTTTTTGCGGTATCAATGCACCCGCCGCTTTCCTCTATTTCACGCTCCCAACGTGCTACCATTATCGAAATAATCTCTTTGTGTTGTGCCTCTACTTGGTTAGCGTACTGCTGCTGCTGGTAATCTCGCAAGGCAATCAAGAAACCAAGTACCCGGTATCCTCGTGGAGGGATAAACCAAATATGGTTAACTATTCCGGTTTCAACTACCCTGCGAAAAAGTGAAATGTCGTGTTCGCTTATCGGCGTGGATATTATTTCAGGGTTGCTATTGAACGCTGCCGCTATCAATGTTTGATCCGATAGCGTTCCAAATTGCTGTCCTACTTCGCGCAATCTTGAAAGTAGTATTCTAACTGCCGGGATCATTCGTAGAAGGTTTGAACAGGCCGTACAGCCTTGGGTGCAACATACGCGGCGGCGTTATCCTGCTGCTGGAATTTCCCGGTGTTTGGTTTCGCCGCTTGATCCCTGTCAAACTTATTTTGATCGATCAACCACCCGGAGCACTGGTTTCTGAAAAATAGCACCGGGTCTGCAAGAAAGCGTAGGCGTTTGCCTGAATCTGAATGATTAGCGTATGTTCCGCAAAACTTAGTGATTATGTTTTGAAGATCAACGACGCTTATCACCCGCCTTGACCTGTTGTACCAGTTTTCAATGGTTGCCATATTGCGTTCGGCCCATGCGGTTATCAGGTCGTTAGCGTCGTCCGCTGTTTCACATACAATTTCGCGGCCTGTTGCTTTCAAAATTGACGCGGTTGCTGCTGTTTCGCGGGTCGTATGCTCAAAATTTAGCGCCTCTACGGTCGTAACCAGTGCGCCGGGTAGTGTTTGCCCGTCAAAGGATTGAACAAGCATTACGGGGGCATCTTCCAGCATATCGGAAAGCGGAACTTTTGAATAAAAGTCGAAGTCTGTAGGTTCGTAGTTTGGGCCGTCGCGTCTGACAACACCGTTTTTCAATTCGTCGGCTTCATCTGAAATATCGGAACCCGAAAAAGAGGGGGCCGCCGGAACTGGGGAGATTTTTTCTTTTTCTGCTTCGATGGTTGACACTTCGGCGTTTACCCGTTGTATCATTTCATCGAAGTCTTTGGGGGGGGAGGGGGCGTTTTTTTCTTCATTCCCCCTCCCTTCATTTTTACTGTTACTCTTTTTAGAGTAACTTAATACTTTACTAGTTGCCGTTTTCCCGTAAACGGTTAACCCGTTTACGGATTTCCCGTTTACGGTTAACCACTCAATGGCGTGTTCAGGGCGTTCAAAAACAAAATAATCATACCCCTCAAACCTGCCTTTATCATCGTGCTTTCGCTCCCTCACCACATACCCGGCATTAATCAGGGCGTTCATTGCAGACGTTGTAGATTCCCGGCCATCTTCACTTCTATTTTCAAGGTCTGCAATGTTTATCTGCCAGTCATCAGGTAGTTGAAAAAGGTAAGTGTGCAATCCTTTTGATGCCCAACGTAAATTTTTGTTTCGGCTGCAATGAGTATCAAGCGTGACAAAATCACTGCTTTTTTTTCGGCGGTGTATCTTTCCTGACATAGATGTTAAAATTCAAGGTTTAATTTGTAGTTGCCTGCCGTGTTTATGGCTTCCTGAAAATGGCCTTCGCACATTCCAAATGTTGGACAATCAGGGATGGCGGAAACGATGGTCGTCGGCGATTCTTTGCAGCCTGCGATATTGCACCGGCGAATACCCCAATGGGTTAAAAGTGGCACCATTTGTATTGCATGGGTGGACATTCCTGCTTGGTTAGGATCTCGTATGATGTTCATAATCCAATTATGAAAAAGTGCGTTCCGATATTTGAATTTAACAACGGCCCCCCCTTCGTCTGGAAGTGTCCGTGTATTGGATTCCAACAAACGAGCTTTAAGGTTCCGCCCTGATTGTCGTTCCGAACCAAAAACTCATTTACTTGCTTTGGGATAGGTGTTGTTTCAGTGATTTCAACCCATGTATTTACCATGATTTTTGAGCAAATAAAAAGCCCCTTAAAAACTGCTTTCGAGCGCCCGGCGGCGGCAACAGGCACACACCCGTTTCTCGAAAGCAACCTTTAAAGGGCTGCTGAAAAAATTAGTTTCTTTGTTCGCCGTGTGTGCGGCACTAATAAACCGAGGTTCCACGCCCGGCGGTCAACTGTTTGACGGGTCAAATGTAAGGCGCTGTTTTGATACCGCCAAATTTGACACGCACTTTTAGCGTAATATTTGAAAATATTTTACTGCTCATTAAGCTGCCTATACCTAATCTGCGCAAAGCCAGGTTTAAATCCTAGTTTTCGCTCAATGTAGGTCAGCGTTTCGATATTACACTTTTCACGGTGCTTGCTCACAAAGCGAAGATATGACATAATCGGTTTTGCCTCGCTTCGCATTAATCTTTTGTGGATTTCGTCAAAAGTCCGGCAATTAGACCAATACTCAAGCGTTGCGTCATCCACTTCCTCAAGTTCCACACCCTCCATTTCGGCGGGAAACTCCCTCGCTGGCATGATATTTTCAACGCCGTCTATCATCACTTTGAATTGTCGCGGTTTTGCTTTGGTTTTTTCTTTGCCCTTTAGGCTCCATTTGCGGTCTGCATTTGGAGCGCCGTGTTCTATCCGGCAATTCGCGTGATCTAGCAGTATGTAGCACGTCTTTCCGATTTCAGGACACGGCCTTGCGCCTCGCCCAATCATTTGAAGGTACAATGCCAGGCTTTTTGTAGGTCGCGCAAGTTGAACGGCCATAATTGTCGGCTCGTCAAATCCGTATGTTGCTATTCCGACGTTACAAAGCACTTCCGTTCGCCCGTTTTTGAAGTCCTTGAAAATCTTTGCCCTATCCTCAAGGCTCATTTCACCATCAACATGCATCGCCACAATCCCGGATTTACGGTACTGTTCAATAATGGCCTTTGAGTGTTCAATGTTGACCGCAAACACGATGGTTTTTAGGCCGTTTGCCCATTTCAATTTCGAGGCCACCAGGTCGGCGGTTATCCGGTCATCACTCATTAATTTTGCAAGCTGCTTTTCGTTGTAGTCCCCACCCAATTTGTCCAGCTTGTCAAGTGCTGATTGATTGATTGGGTTAACTTTCAATTTAGCAGGAACTAGCGCGCCAATATCCTCCATATCCTTGATTGATGCACCTATCACCAATTCATTGTACAAATGATCGAATCCAAACCCGGACGTTCGGATTGGCGTAGCGTCAACTCCCAAAAAATGAGCGTCACGGTAGTACTCAAAAATCGGCGCGTAAGACGGTGACACGCTACCGCGACATTCATCAATTATCACCAGGTCAATGTCGGGCGGGAAACTTCTACGGTTAAGCGTTTGAATTGAGGCGATTTGTACGGGTAGTTGGTACGCTGGTGGTTGGCCTGACATTACAATACCGGCATGGATACCGTGCGCATCCCAAAGGCGCTGCCAGGCTTGCATGATTAATTCCCGGCGGTCTGCGATAATAAGCACCCGTTTGCCTTTTTTTTCTGCCAAGGAAACAATGTGATTGAACACTACCGTTTTGCCAGTGCCGGTGCCGCTTTGCATCAATACCCGTTTTTGTCCTGATGACCAATGGCGAAAAACATCTTGCACCAGGCGTTCCTGATATGGGCGAAGTTTGTACTTCATAACCGCCATCCTTTCAGAACCAGCGCCCACGGCTCAATTTTGCATCGCCCGCCCTTTGGAACAAACGACGCGCCCCGGTGCATCACGTAGGCAGTTCCATTGATAATTACGTCGCAACCCTTCAACTCGTTCATTGCCCGGCTTGCGCTTGATAGCTGCGCAAGTCCAGGGAAGCCAATTTTATCAGCATTTTCAGACACTTTGCGTATCCATGTCCAATGGCCTGCTTTTGTTTCTGAAAGGATGAACAGGGCTACCGATTCGCGCTGTGAGGCGATTAAGGCGGCGTTGTCGTGGAACGCGGCGATTGAGGTGGTAGTTACGGCTGTTTTCATACCCATCTGCGGATTGTGGTTCTTGCGTAATGATTTCCATCTTTTGAGAAAAAACTATCCTTGCTTCCAAAATATGAATCCGACTTCCAATCTTCCATTCCTGACGAAATAAGAACATCCGTAGCTTTTGCAAATAGGTATTTGCTTTTTTCACTGCTTCGCATGGTTTCTTCAATTTCAAACACAAAGTCCTTCCGTTCCTGTGTTTTGCCAACCTTGTCAAGTCCAAAAACCTCACATTCGCATTCTGTGTTTGACAGCCTTGAAAGCATTGAGCTTAGTTGTTCTGGTGTCAGCGTAACCTTCGCGAAGCACACGCCTGCGGTTGAGTCTCGCAGTTCAATCGTGGTGCCTTCCGTGCTGACAAGGAATGTTATTTTAGCGTTTTCGAGTTTCATTTGTCTTCATTTTTTACCGCCCCATTGAATTTTGCGTTTGACGCGCCTTTTTCACGGGTTAAGGTTGGTGTTTCAAATCTTGTTCCTGTTAGATCCTCAATTGCTGCGACAATTTTGATAAGGTTCGACAGTTTTGGCTCTCCCGTTTTTGAAAGCCTGGTGCTGATCGATGCGCGCGAAACGCCCAATTTACTGGCGAGTGCTGATTTGTCGATTTCGTATTTTTCGATGTAATCATACAGGTCGGAAATAATACGATCTGTTATTATTTGCGCGTGTTGCGCGATCTGCTTAGGCGTTCGTGCCATATTCGGATGTGTTTTGAGTTATAAAAAAGCGCCTGTTAAGGTCAAAGGCGCAACACCTCCCAAAGCCGGGTTCGCTATGTCATTTCAGGACGTTAATGCCCTGTGGATTGTATTCTGATCGTAGCCAAAAGTCCTGCGATTGATCCCACACACTACGGTCTAAAAAACTTTCCTCAATCAACGCTTTGAACTGTTCGCAGTATTCGCCCATTTCAATCGCTGATTTTTCAAGGTGGCTTTTGTCGAACAAATGCGCCGACGTTTCGCCGTTGCCATCTACCGCCAAAATGTAGCAGTCGTGACCGTACCCCAAAGCCGTATCGTAGCAGAATGCCTGCCAGTACATTTTTCGGCCAATGATCGTGTACTTTGCGGCCTTTAGCGTAGCGTCTGGCATGTTTTTAATATCGCAAATCATGTTACGACCAAAACCGTCAACGCGCCCTTTGAATTTTATCCCACAAAAGTCGAACGAAATAGGGTGTTCTACTTCCGTAATTTGGTCGATTACCCACCGAGTAGCGCGGTTTTTAATCAACATTCGCGCCCGCATTTCGGCGGCATCGTTTACGGCACCGGGCAAGATTGTAATGCCCGGGTGCAGGACGTGGCCTGATTCGCTGACCTTCATTGTGTGCAGCTTTACCGCCGCTATCAGGTCATCAATTTTTGGAATAACGTAGTTACCAACTTTGTTTTGTGGCAACGTGTCGCCCGTTAAGTCCATGTAAATTGCCGCCCATGTATTTTTGCCTTCGCTTGTGGCCGCGTTCACCGTTGGCGCTATGTAGTAACGATCTGCAAACGTGTCAGGCTCCAACACTTTGCAGTGTACCGCCTCTCCTAAGATCATGGCTTTGGTTGTGGCGCGTTCTTTCAGCTTGTACGCAATGAACGCGCGCGGAGAAACAGAAAACGCGCTAAGACTTGAGTATGACAGTGAAAAGTCGCCCGACTGTAATTTATCAATAAGAGCGTCCTTTTCTTCCTGTTTCGGCTCAATGTAACCCTCGTCATCAAATAGCAGGTACGGGTTTTGCTCATCCATTTTTCGCGGCTGTTTCGAGCGCCAAACGGCGTTCAGTGAAGATTGCTTTTATTTCAGGTGACGCTTTCCAGGTCGCTGGAATTTCGACTTTCCAGAAAGTACTAAGCGCGTCAACGTCAGAAAGTTTGGAACACACGCCCGTCACCACCATGATAATAAACTCTTTGCGCTTAATAAGTTCGGACGCCTTGAATTGTCGCCAGTAGTCAAGCGCCTGTTTTGTGTCCATTGCCGCTATTTGGTCGGTGAGGTCGGCAAGTTTTTCTGCCATCGCCGCCGCTTCTTCTTCTGTCATCACAACCGTAGTATCTACATGCGGGGCGGTAACAGGTCTTGCAGATACCTGCTTATCCTCAAACGCGCCCATTTCTTCTTCGATGTGAACGCCCGCAAGTTCATCAGGAAAGCCTTTTTTCAGGGCGAAACCTTCCGCACATTTGGCGATCATTTGGAATGGCATCGTTTGCCATTTTTGCTGACCTGTTGAAAATTCGGCAAATACGCAAGTGTGAGTGAACGCGCAACTTTTACCGGATACTACTTTGTAGATAGTCACCGTTGCCGTGGTTGGAAGTTGCCGGTTGGCCAACAATTCAGCGGCGGTTTTGTATCCGCCATCACGATCAAGATTGAATCGAACGTCATCCGTGCCAGCGTGTAGCCCGGTACGAGATGCAAGGGAGCGGTAACCATCAATGCCAACTATCACCGTGTACTTAGCGCCGTCTTTGGTATTGTACCGGGTCAGATACGCCTGTTTTGAGAAAGGCGATAATGATTTTTCGGCGCATAGGCGGGCAAAGATTGCTACCTGTGCTTTGTCGCTGTTTGGGGGAATAACGCCCGCCAATTCAAGCGTTTTTAGGTCGTCATCCGACAATGATCTTTTTGCAATTTCAGAACTCATTTTGTCGCAAATTTTTGGTTAGTGTTAAAAAATGTCCTCGCAATCTTCGCCGTCGTAACTTTCAAAAGCGGCGGCCTCAATTTCTTCCATTTCGGTTTCCGAAAAATCTGATTCAAAAAATACCTCGCCGCCGATTACCATTGTGGCAGTTAAGAATTGAAACTCGTCCGGTTCGTCCGGCTCTGCGAAGCGGTCAAAACCTTGGCGCGTTCCTGGCCTTCCGGGGTGAATTACGCCGGTAATGTGGTACTCTATTTCCGATCCTGGATTTGACCATGTGAAGCTGATATTGCGTTTCATAAAACCCGCTTATTTTATGTCGTTCACGGGTTCGACTTTTCTTAACGATAACACTTCTTGTGTGAATGATAGGACAAAGATAAGCCGTGTTTATTACGCTACAAAATATTTGCGCGTAATATTTGTATTTATTTTCAATCATTAACAAAAGGTGCGTTTAAGGCACAAAAAAGCCGCTCACGCATTACGCGGAACGGCTCCCTTCTTACCCCAAGAAAACTTCTTTAATATTGTGGCACTGACTTACAGGAAGCAGTGATCTATTCAAAAGAATAGGGCGCACTGATCTTTACCAACGCGCCCTCTCCGTACCGTATAATAATCTCAGTGAAAAGTTTGTGATTCAAATGTACGGGGCGTTTTTGAAATGCGCAACACCTTTAACATTTGAAGCTGCGATAAATTTTTTAACCGCTTCGCTGGAGGGCTTAGGCTTGTACCCCGTTGCTTGACTTGTCCAAAGTCCGCATGTCTCAAATTGGCCGCCGTCAGCGGCCCCGTAGTCATCGTGTGCCGTGAATATAAATACCGCGTCAACGCCAGCCGCTTGGTACGCTTTCAGACTTTCGGTAATTATTTCGGCTTGAAAATCCTCGTGCGACTTACCAACGCCATTTGCTAACATCATAGATGGAGCAAGCGTATCCGCGCCAATTTCTGTTATCCAAACCTTTTTCCCTGCGAAGTTTGCGCCGTAGACAATGTTCCGAACGGAAACAAAATTTTCGTCATCAGCAGGTAGACAAGCGCCGTTATCTTTCCACTGCGGTGGGTACTGCTTAAGTTTGTTTCCGGTGTTGGAATAATGGTGGTAGTTTATAATATCGCAAGGCCATTTGCCGTCTTTCCGGTTCTTTGAAAACCAATCACCCATTTTTGAGGCGTAGTCAAAGGCAAAGTCTGACAACCCTGGCATTACCACAACCATTGACGGGTCAGCCGTTTTAATCCCTACGCCAGCACCTAAAGCGCCTTCGTGGCCGTCATAGCAGGCAGACATCAAAGCCGCCATTGTTTCGGGTTCTATATACGCTTCCTGCTCTGGAGTTCCGCTTTTCCACCATTTTTCTTCGTTCCAAGGCTCAATGTATTCCAACAATGCAAGGCCGGTTTTTTTCTCGTTCTTAATATCTCCGGCCCATCGTGGCGTTGTGTCAACTTTCAAAACGTTGTCCGGGTGTTTCACGCGACCATAACGCGCCGTTACCTGGAAAAGAAAAGCGGCGTAATCCTTGAAACTTGCCGGGTCGTCACGCTTTGCCCCTGCCGGGGTTGGCGCGTAGTCATTGTTTCCATCGCCCCGGCCTGTTGGCCGATACCATTCAGGGCATTGGTGAACGCACAATATCGGCGTTACCCCGTTGGCTTTGGCTGACAAAAGCATATCATCAATGCCGTGCGCCTCCTGCGTTTCTGCTTGAAACATGGGCTGGATGAATAAGCCGCCTGGCCTCCATATCCAACCGCTTGCGCAATAAACCCTTGCCCACTTCATGCCTATGCTACTAAACAGCTTCATGGGTGTCCATGGGAAAGCGTTTGCGCCTACTTTGAATCCGGTGAATGGTTGTGGCGGCGGCGGCGGGTCAATTATAATAGGATCATCTTCACCAACTTTCTCTAGTGAAAAGTCGAACGTTTGGCCAAAAGCGGTTAATCTATATTTTGTCATTTCTTCATTTTTTGAACTCGTAAATACATACATCGCCCCGATACCTTAGCTTAATTATATTGCCCAATTTT